ATGAATATCTTTATACTTGATGAAAATGTAGATGTGTGTGCAGAGTACCATATTGATGCCCACTCGGGTAAAATGCAGCTCGAAGCTGCCCAAATGCTTTGCACTAATCATTGGATAGACAAATACTTAGGATATATTCCACGAAAGCTAACTAGCGAGGAGTGGGCAGTACTAAAAGAAGCTAAGAAAAACCCAGTACGGGATTTCCCTTATCTTCCAACTATGTACAATCACCCATGTACCATATGGGCGAGAGAAACACAAGAGAATTATGAGTGGCTATTCTGCTATGCTCATGCACTAAATCTAGAACATATATACCGAGGAGGAGCTGACCATAAGTCCTTTTCTGAGGTTATAAATAAATTGCCTGATATGGAGAATCTTCCTAGTAATGGATTGACTCCTTTTGCCCAGGCAATGCCAGACGAGTTAAAAAGTGATAATGCAATCGAGTCCTATCGTATGTTTTATATGAAGGATAAAGCAGCTATTGGTAAGGGTGCAAACTGGAAAGTACGCGGAAAGCCTTACTGGTGGGATGAAAATATTGCAGACTATGAGCACAGGATATCAGGACAGAAATGAAGAAGAATATAGTTGATTGGGCAGGAGAAGCCAGAGGTAACTCAGACGTAATGTTCACAAGACTCTCTATTTTAGAAAGATCTTATATACAAGATCTGGAGGATAAAGTAGATATCTGGAACTCTACAATGATGAAAACAATACTGGAAAGAATGGATATCGAAGACTGTGTAATGGCTCTAGTATATGAATGTGCCAAAAAAGATTGTAGACTGACAGATATCATAGAAAGAGTTTTACTCAGTAAAAAAGAACAATATAGTAAGGATTAGTAAATGACACCAACCGTAAGATTAATAGGATTAACTTCCCCGAGTGCAGTTACAGACTGTCATAGTGCAGGCGATCTAATCGCTTATGCTGCGCGAGTAAGTAATCCAGCAAACCAGAATAACACAAAAACATCTAAAAAATTATTAAAGTACTTAATCAAAGAGCAGCATTGGTCTCCCTTTGAGATGGTATCTGTAACGATGGAAATTACTACGACGAGAGACATTTCCCGACAGATTCTTCGACATCGTTCATTCTCGTTCCAAGAGTTCTCACAGCGATATGCTGTAAGTGAATCTTTTAGCACAAAACGAGAAGCTCGTAAGCAACATCCTAAGAATCGCCAGCTAAGTGAAATAGATCCAGATGTATCTAAGCAAGCAAAAGCACAGGAAGTGTTCAACGAGATGCAGGCAGAAGTAGCACGAGTAGCTAAAGATCATTATGAAATGGCACTGAATAGTGGTATTGCGAAAGAGCAAGCACGTGCGCTCCTGCCCGAAGGACTTACAGAAACTACTCTGTATATGGCAGGAACTTTACGAAGCTGGATTCACTACTGTGATTTGCGACGAGGACATGGAACCCAGAAAGAGCATATTGAAGTAGCAGATCTATGCTGGGAGATTTTAAGAACGCACTTTGCAGATATTTGTGATGCAGTAGAGGAAATGGCGAGTGAGTGAGGGAAAGAAGTACGACGGAGAGAAACCTAAAATGTACTTACTTCCTCCAAAATCAATGGTTGAAGTATCAAAAGTATTAACATTTGGAGCAGAGAAATATGGCCCTAAAAATTGGAGAGAACTGGAAGACTTACAAAACCGTTATAGTAGTGCTGCTTTGCGGCATATTTTTGCTCATCTCGACGACAGCGAATTAGATGAAGACAGCGGTTTATCGCACTTAGCACATGCTATTTGTTGTTTACTATTTAAATTGGAGATTGAATTAGAAAATGCCAGCAAAGAGAATCAAAAAGAGAGATCACGAAAATCTAACGTCGGAGAATATTCGACGAGTTATAAGCTTGCTCGACGACTCCGCGAATCAGAAGCCTATAACAAAGAAAGTGGCTTGCGAGATGCTGAATATAAGTTACAATACGAGCCGCCTAGATTCGATTCTGTCGGACTTTCTGGAGAGACAGGAATACGTACAGAAAAGAAAAAGCCAAAATCGTGGAAAGTCAGCGAGTACGACTGAGATACAAGAGGCAGTAACAGATTATCTCAAAGGTGAGAACGTAACAGGTATAGCACAGTATCTTTATCGTTCTCCTTCCTTTGTAAAAAATATATTAGACAGAGTAGGAGTTCCGCAACGTCCTCCTTCGGCAGAGGATAGAAAGCTGCCTGCGTTTCTACCAGAGAACTGTGTAGCAGAAGAGTTTGAGCCTGGAGAGATAGTTTGGTCCGCAGCGTACCATGCTCCCGCAATGGTAGATAGAAAGATAGAAGGAGATTATCAAGCTAAGTATGGTAGTGACGCGTATCAAATCTATATCTTCGAGAAAGACGGGGATGACTCTGACTATTTTGTAAAAGCAGGAATTGGGGGATTCTATGCTGCAAGTTGTGCATATGATTTAGGAAAGCTTAGTCATTTGACAGAGCTAGGTATCGATCTTAAAAAGCAAGTAAGCTAAGACCTTCGGGTAGAGAAATAAAATGGGGAATGAAGCAGCTTTTATATCTGCTCTACGAGCCGGTATAGTAAGTATAACTTTTAAAAGTTTAAATTCAGGTAGTGAAATAACGGACAAGTTTACTCTACGAGGAGTTCCCTTACCAACACCTAATCCAGGCAGTGAGAAGATAGTTTTATTACGAACTTCTACGGCTCTGTATGAGGACATTCAGAAAGACAGTATTATATCATGGCAGGCATCGGATGGGAAACAGTAGAGTTAAAAGAGAAACAGCAGAGTTGGTGGATATTCCGCCAATTACTTGGTATGTAAAAGAAGTAGCTTGGTTACTCGATCAAGTCACTTTTATAAAAAATTATGAGCGTATACCTTTAAATGAGAGTCTTGTAGAAAGTATCAAGAGAGACGGTATTATTTCTCCGATTCTTGTAATGCCAAGTTGGTATCCTATAGCAGGAAGTCAAAGATTACGGGCCTGTAAGCATGTGCTTTCTACCGAGCCCGATCATAAACTTTTAAGCCAACAAATTAGGGTAGCTCGATTTGATAAAGAGTGGTGGAACTGTTTTTATTTATGGCCTAATAAAGAGGACAGAGATAAAGCAGTGCAGTTATACTTTCAGACAGTAGAGATTGCTTGGAAGAGTATTCATTATATACATGAAAAAGATTTTAGTGGTAAAGAAATGGTTAAGTTTGAGGAGGAAGGAAATGAACTTAAATGGAAAGACAGAGATAAAAATGTGGAAACACTTCTGCACGGTTAATAAAGAAATCCTGGGAGTAGAAAGTGGATCTCCTTGTAACTGGTGCGATGCTGAGGAAGAAGTAGAAATGTTATACCAGGGCTTGTACTGGTGTTACCCTCTGCAAGAGTATAAGAGATGGCCGGAATATATGGAATATTATTACTGGCTTGACAAAAAAAGTTCTTGACTTCAATGTCAAATTCACTTATAATATGTTTTTATAAAGTTAAGGAAACCAATGGGCGACCGATTTTATATGCAACAACTCGAACGCCTGGGCACTTGTCCAGGGTATAAAGGCAAACCAAAAAGGAACAGAAAAATGGCGTGGGACGACGACAAAAAAGCAGCAGTTATCGAAGCATACGAGAACGCTGAGCCAACCCCCGAGACTTCAATGGAAATCGTAAAAGATATTGCTGATGAATTTAATGAATCACCGAATGGTGTTCGTATGGTTCTTAGCAAAGCTGGAGTCTACATCAAGAAAACTCCTTCGGCTTCTGGCGGTGCAAAAGCATCCGGTGGTGGCGGTACGCGAGTATCTAAAGCAGCAGCACAAGAGTCACTCATCGCAGCTTTGACCGATGCAGGTCAAGAAGTTGACGAAGACGTAGTATCAAAGATGACTGGTAAAGCAGCACAGTACTTTGCTGGAGTGATTGCAGCCCTCAACTAATTTCCGCTCTCCATGTAGTTAGTGCAGCAAAAGATTTTGCTAACCTACTAAGAAGGAGATTTTGTGAAAAAAGAGGAACTAGCATCATTAGTAACGGAGTATGGTGATGCTATAATCACATATCGAAGTGAAAATTCCAGAAAACTAAAGTATAATGTCTGTACCCTAGACTTTACTACACCCTATGTGGCAGGGAAGAAAAACCGGGCAAAGGAGTCTGATAGGACTCTTTTGCTCTTTTGTTGGGATACAGATTCATATAGACTTCTCAAACCAGAGAACGTCACCAGTGTAGTACCCCTCTCTTCTATTCTTAGAAACGAGGTGTAATATGGAACTTCATGAAGCACCGGCATTATATGAAAAGATTATACATTACAACGAGGATAAAGAGTTACAGGTACGTCTTACAATTAATACTTTTCGAGGTATTGAGTATTTACATGTGAGAAAGTATTACCTTGACTTCACCGAAGAATGGAAGCCTTCCCCAGAAGGTGTAGCAATGGAGTTAGATTTCAATAACTCCAGAGAACTATTCTCAGGACTCCTAGAGATATTATCCCTGGCAGAATCCAAAGAGATCATAGAAGAACATTTTAAAGATTATATTGACGAGATCTATAAATAATTCTTGACTTTCTCTGGTGTTGTCTGTATAATATACAATATTCCAGTGAGAGTTTTATGAAAGATTTTTTAGACAAAGCGAGTAAACATTACTATGAAGGTAATCCTATTATCTCAGATGCAGAGTTTGACTCTCTTGCAGATAGATTCGGATACAATAGTGTCGGTTATACTGTAACTGATGGTATTCCTCATCTTTTTAGAATGTACTCCTTACAGAAAGTCTTTTCAAAAGCAGACTTGCCCTCAGATATTGAAAGGTATGTTTGTACTCCCAAACTGGACGGGGCGGCAGTGTCTATTCTATATGTTAATGGTATACTCGCTCTGGGCCTCACAAGAGGCGATGGTAACATTGGACGAGACATAACGAAAAAAGTAGAAGCCTTAGTGCCTAATACTATTCCGTTAAATGAAGTCATCCAAGTTACTGGAGAAGTAGTTGCTCCAAAAACTATTCCTAATGCTAGAAACTATGCATCTGGTGCATTGAATCTAAAAAGTATGGAAGAGTTTGAGCAACGAGATCTCACATTTGTAGCTTACGACATAAACCATACAGTGTACGAAAGGGGACGATTATATGAAGAACAGACTTTATCTATACTTAGGGACTTCGGTTTTTCTGAAGTTAGTACGTTCGATTTTAGTAATTATCCTACTGATGGTAGTGTTTACAGGCTAAACAGCTGCGACCGCTTTGATGCAATGGGATTTACTTCTCATCATCCTCGCGGAGCAGTTGCTCTTAAAGAAGAGAAAGATGGTAAAGTTACTACTCTTATAGATGTAGTATGGCAGGTGGGCAAAAGCGGGGTTGTCAGCCCCGTGGCTCTGCTTGATCCTATCGATATTGATGGAGCCATCGTTTCTCGCGCTACTCTACATAATATAGAGTACATCCGCAGTCTTGACTTAGAAATAGGCTGTAAAGTTGAGGTTATTCGTAGTGGTGAGATCATACCTCGGATTTTACGACGTGTGGATTAAGTGCACCATCGAAAAAATAGTTCTTGACAGAAATCTTAAAATCTCGTATAATATATTCTCAATTTCAAGGAGAGCCCTTTAGTGCAAACTATTCAAGCCCCAACCAACTGCCCTAGTTGTAGTTCGTTACTTGAGTGGTCAAACGATCTACTGTACTGTAGAAGTCCTCTATGTTCTGCTCAGAAGCAAAAGAAGGTTGAACACTTTGCTAAGACCCTTAAAATTAAAGGTCTTGGTCCTAGTGCTATCACCAAGCTTGGCTTAGTGGACATAGATCAAATCTACACGCTCAGTCAGGACGAAATCACTGAAGGGCTATCTTCTGAGAAGTTGGCAGAAAAACTATATGCGGAGATCAAAAACTCAGAAGCAGCCCCGTTGAACACGGTACTAGCAGCTTTTAGTATACCTTTGATCGGGAAGACTGCGAGTGACAAACTCTCTAAAGTAATTAGAAATATCAATGAGATAAATGAGAGTAGTTGTAAGGAAGCAGGGCTCGGTCCTAAGGCAACTCAAAATCTACTTGAGTGGCTACAAAAAGACTTCTACAGTTTTTATGATGGGTATTTACCTTTTACTTACGAGTTCGAAGCTCCTGTTCAAGAGGAACAGATAGGCACTGTCTGCATTAGTGGTAAACTTAAAAGTTTTAAAACTAAAGCACTGGCAGCAGAAGCCCTAGAACGTAATGGATACGTTGTGAAATCGAGCTTGACCAAGGATGTTACAATACTTATAAATGAAAGTGGCATAGAATCCGCTAAAACAACCCAAGCCAGAAAAGCTGGCGTAACAATTATTGAAAATCTATTAGATTTAATCGGAGAATAATATGGCATTGCCAAAATGGACAGACGAACGCACTGAAGAGTTGACAAACTTTGTAGGTGACGAATCCCCAATCTCTCAAGCGACTGTAGCAGACGCAGCAGCTCAGCTTGAAACTTCTACTCGATCAGTTTCTAGTAAACTGCGAAAGATGGGTTTTGACGTAGAGCTTGCTTCTGCATCTTCTGCTCGAACCTTCTCTCCTGACCAGGAAGCTACTTTGGCTTCTTTCGTACAGGATAACAGCGGTGAGTATACTTATGCTCAAATCGCTGACCACTTTGACGGCGGAGCTTTCTCTGCTAAGTCAATCCAAGGTAAGATCTTGTCAATGGAACTTACCGATCACGTCAAGCCTGCTCCTAAAGTAGAGACTGTACGTACTTATTCCGTCGAAGAAGAGGAAACTTTTGTTCAGATGGTTAACGACGGTGCTTTCGTAGAAGCAATCGCTGACGCTCTTGATCGAAGCGTAAACTCAGTACGTGGTAAGGCTTTGAGCCTCCTTCGTTCTGGTGATATTGACGCTATTCCACGTCAAGAGCACACCAAAGGTGCTGCGAAGGAAGATCCTTTAGCAGACCTAGGCGACATCGAAGGTATGACCGTCGATGCAATCGCCGAAGCCATTGGCAAAACTGCTCGTGGTGTTAAAACTATGTTGACTCGTCGTGGTTTGGTTGCGGCCGACTATGATGGTGCAGCAAAGAAAGAAAAAGCCGCAGGCTAATAAATTAGCGGCCCTTCGGGGTCGCTTTATCTTCGGGGGAAGTTTTGAATATTGCGAGTGCTTTAATCAAGCAAGTTCTTGTGCTACAGGATTTTGAAACCTGGAGTTGCGTTCGCAAGGACTATCTGCCTAGTGAGTTTCATACACTCTTTGGAGTGATTGATAAGCACGCAGATAAGTTCCATAAACTTCCTACACTCGAAGATCTCAAGTTTGAGGTACGAGATCCTGGAACTCTAGAAAAGGTTTATGCCCTTCAGGGTATCGAGGTAGATGTAGATGCTTTTAGCCTTCTACAGTATCTTAAAAATGAGTACACTCAAAAGGAGATTCTCAACTCCCTAGAGTCTTATGTGGATAATTCCGTAGCTTTTGAAGATGCGGAAGAGTCAGTAACACATTTACATCAGATAGTTTTGGACATTGAGAAAAAAGTAGATCTAGAACTTCCTCAAGAGAGTATGCAGCGCATCACTCTCTTTGAGTCTGATGATGATATTGCCAAGTACTTACCGCTGGGTTTGAATACCGAGTACGACTACGACATACAGTTCTCTCCAAGAGACTTAGTATTGATCGGAGGTCGGCGCGGGGCTGGAAAGTCAATGACTTGTGCAAATATCGCTCACAATGTCTTTGAGCAAGGTAGGTCGGCTATGTATTTCACTATTGAGATGGATAGTCGGTCTATTCTTCAAAGAGTTTGTTCTATTGCAACTGGTATCCCTCACGCTCGTATTCGTACCAAAAATCTTGGTGTGACTGAGTGGGAGAAAGTTGCAGGTTGGTGGGCTAACCGATTTCAGGAAGGCCAGAAAAAATTACAAGAATATAAACAACACCGAGATTTTGACGAGTTCCATCACAGTCTGACTACCTCTTGCGAGCTTCTCCCGACTCAGCAAGTGGATGTCGTCTATGATCCAGCTCTGAATCTCGCAAAGATTAAAGCAGAGATGGATAAGAAGGTGCGATCTTTAAATGTCGGTGTTGTTCTTGTAGATTATATTAACCAAGTCAAGAGATCTGCTGTTCCCAATCGAGCGGGACAGTATGATTGGACAGAACAAATTGAAGTGAGCAAAGCCCTCAAAAGTATGGCACAAGAATATGACTGTACTGTTATATCGCCATATCAAACCGACGCGAGCGGTGAAGCGCGCTTTGCCAAAGGTATACTAGATGCTGCTGATGCAGCTTATGCTCTTGAAACTTATGATCAAGAGGATGCTTGTATAACCTTTAACTGTGTAAAGATGCGTTCTGCCGCTCAGCGTTCCTTCACTTCTACTATGAACTGGGAAACCCAAAAGATTGGACCAGATAGTGCGCTGTCTCCACAAGAGCGAGAAGACTCTTCAATGAAGACTGGCGAAGATATTGATGACGTTGCTTAAAAATATTTCTTGACATTAGTTGCTGAATCCTGTATAATATATTTTCATATTTAGGAGAGTTCTAATGATTGTTCAAGGAAGTATTAGTCATACCTACTCTGGCAGAAGACGCAAGAAAGTTTCAAGAGTAAGAAAAGCAAAGAAACCTTTTATACCGCTGGAAGCATCAAAGCCAGCTCCCTGGACTCTTAGAGATAAAGTTTATCCCTCTGCACCTCTTACAAAACCAGGGGCACCTAAAGTCGATAATTCGTATAAGAAAGAAATTAGTAAGAATTATACTGTTGCCATTGCCTTTAACAAAGGAGCGTATCAGGTTATACCTAACCAAGATATTGAGCACATAGGTAAGTAATGCATAGACATACTCTATTAGCACAGCGACAAAGACTAATGCGACAACAGAGTCGCAGACGACAACAAATACAATCACAAGCACGCAGGTTATCATTCAATGAACGTGGAAGAGTTATTGATTCAGAAGGGGATACAGTATATCCCGAAGGGGAAGGACTACGTAGTACGTTGTCTAAATCCTGAGCATGATGATAGTAATCCAAGTATGCGAATCGACCAGATCGATGGTCGGTTCAACTGCTTTTCGTGTGAATTTAAAGGTAATCTGTTCTCTTTTTACGGCGAACAAGTTTCAGGCCTACAGTTAAAGCGCGACATTTTAACTAAGAAAATACAAGAAAAACGCGCAGAAAACGTAGGCCTGAACTTTCCTAAGGATTATATGCCTTACGTTGGTAATTGGAGAAATATATCCCCACAGACTTACAAAACCTTTGAAGCGTTTGAGCACGTAGGTAAAGACTATGTGAGTCGTATTAATTTCCCTATAAGAGATATTTCTGGAAAGATAGTAGCTTTTCAAGGACGACACACATCTGGAGGTACTCCAAAGTATAAGTTCACTCCTCCTGGAGCAAAGCTGCCTCTCTTTCCACAGGTATTTCCTCGCTTAGGCGAGATCATTCTTGTAGAAGGTATTTATGATGTAATAAATCTACATGATAAAGGACTTACAAATGTTGTTTGTTGCTTTGGTACAAACAATATAAATGAAGATAAACTGCTTATGCTGTCTATGAAAGGCGCTACAAAGATAGGTATATTCTTTGATGGTGACGAAGCAGGACAGAAAGCAGCAGAAAATGTTAAAGTAATGTGCGAGAAAATTGGTCTCTTTACCAGAAATATCCATATGAAAGAATTGGATCCTGGTGCACTTACTGAAACTCAAGTTAAAAAACTGGAGAAAAGATTATATGCCTAAAGTTGCATTAGTAGAAACTAAACCGAGTAGAACAGATTTTAGAAGTGAGTTTGACGGAGCTTTTGATTTTGATCAGTTCCAGCTCTGTTCAGATCCAAGTATTAAAAAAGTATTAAAACGAGACTGTGATATTGAAATGAATCCAGATAACTACGAGTGGGTAGTTCTGGTAGGTAGTGATGCATTAAAGTTTTTTACAAAAATTAATTCTGTCACAGAATATTCTGGTAAGAAGGTAGAAGATAAATTCTTGCCTGTTATTAATCCAGCTATGTTAAAGTTTAAGCCAGAGGCTCGTAAGACGTGGGAATCGTCTAAAGAAAATATTATTAAGTACATTAATGGTGAGATTGAAGATGTCATCATTGATGAAAGTATTGCTCGTGGTATCGATGATGCCGACGAAGCAAAAACGTGGATACAGGAAGCTCTAGACTCTGATAGTGCGTATATCGCTCTCGACTCAGAGACTACTGGTCTGTACCCTCGTAATGGACATATGATAGGTATATCTATGTCCTATAATGGGGAAAGTGGAGTATACATCAATACTGAGTGCTTTGACGAAGAGATCGAAGATATGCTTCGTCGCTTGTTTCTTAGTAGGAAAGTAATATTTCACAATGCAAAGTTCGATATGGCATTCTTTGAGTATCATTTCAACTTTGAGTTCCCTGACTTTGAAGACACAATGTTGCTCCATTACCTCATAGACGAGAACCCAGGAGGGCACGGTCTAAAGCAACTATCTTTGAAGTTTACTCCTTTTGGTGATTATGAAAAACCAATGTATGATTGGATTGATCAGCATAAAAGAGCAAATGGTCTCAATGCAGGAAGCTTTACTTGGGATATGATTCCCTTTGAAGTTATGAAAACATATGCAGCTATGGATGCTGTATGTACTTTCCTTTTGTATGAAAAGTTTGTGAAAATCAAGAAGAATCCTAAACTCTGCTGGGTTTATGATAATATCTTGATACCTGGCTGTAGGTTTTTGATGGAAACTCAAGACAACGGTGTGCCGTTTGATCGGACTCGTTTATTAGTTTCTCAAGAACTGATGCAGGATAATATAGACGAAGCTATTCAGGAACTGTATAATTTTAAGGAGGTGAAAAAATTTGAGGAATATCAGGGTAAGGATTTTAATCCAAACTCAACTGTTCAGCTTCGTTCTCTATTATTTGACTTTATCAATCTAAAGCCTACTGGCAAAAAGACTGGTACAGGTGCAAACTCTACAGATGCGGAAGTATTGCAAGAATTAGGAGAACAACATGACGTTCCAAAACATATTCTTAACATTCGCCAAAAAAGCAAAATTAAGAACACATACCTTGATAAGATCATACCACAGCTTGATAGGGATAGTAGGTTACGCACAAATTTCAACCTACATGGAACTACTTCTGGTCGCTTGTCTTCTAGCGGTAAATTAAACATGCAACAACTTCCTCGTGATAATCCAATTGTAAAAGGTTGTATTCGTGCACAGGAAGGAAACAAAATTGTTGCAATGGACTTAACTACCGCAGAAGTTTATGTTGCTGCAAAACTTGCAGAAGATGAAGCACTAATGAATGTATTTCGTTCTGGCGGGAACTTTCATAGTTCGATTGCTAAAACAGTTTTCAAGTTACCTTGTGATGTGGCTGACGTTGCAGAGTTCTACGGAACCCAAAGACAAGCTGCAAAAGCTGTTACCTTCGGTATTATGTATGGTGCTGGACCAAAGAAAATTAGTGAACAAGTTACTAAAGATTCTGGAAAATACTTCGGTGTAGGAGAGGCAAAAGACGTTATCGATGATTACTTCAGTTCATTCCACAAGCTCAAGGCTTGGATTGAGATGAACCAAAAGTTTATCGAACAGAATGGATTTGTCTATAGCTTCTTTGGCAGAAAGAGACGTCTGCCTAATGTTGCCTCTGATGATGCCGGGATTAAGAGTCATAGCATACGCTCCGGACTGAACTTCTTAGTTCAATCTGCCGCTTCCGATATTAATTTATTAGGGGCTATTGATATGCACGCACACATACAGGCAAAGAAGATGAAGTCTCGTATCTTTGCTCTAGTGCATGACTCGATTCTCGCAGAAGTGCCAGAAGAAGAGATAGAAGAATACAATGAAAGGCTTCAACACTTTATCCAACTTGATAGAGGTCTGAATATCTCAGGAGCGCCTGTAGGGTGTGACTTTGAGATAGGAGAAGATTACTCAATGGGCAAATTCGAGAAAATGTATGGTAGTTACTTATCGTAAAATTTCTAAAGTAAAGTTTCCAGTTTATATACTGGATTCTTCGAATTGGCACGAACAAGACGGCTTATTGTTTATTGATAATAGATTGTTAGATGATAAAAACATGCCAGGAAATACTCTTGGTAAGAGAAGACTACAAACACCTTTTAGGGAGTTACACCCTCTTAAAGCCTCGTTAGGAAGTCTTCTCGGCATCATTAAACAAACTAAGAAAACTTTTATAGATACTGAAGGTACTCCTTTTATCTATGAAAAAACAGAGAATTGCTCTCTAAAATACTATAAGATCCGTAAAATAGAACAGAAGGAAAGTGCATCTGTTCTATGGGTAAAAGGATTAAGTTTTCCTTTCAAGATACCCCGCCCTCCTATGAACGAACTTCAGTGGGCGGGAATTTTGCATCGTAAGGGAATACCTTGGATGCTGTATGAGTACTCAGACTGTAAAAAGTCTGACACTCGAAGAAAAGTGTGATTATTTTATGGGAAGAAGAAACAGAACGCTTGCTGGTGCAGGCCTGACTCTATCAGAGATTGAACCATTAACACAAAATCAAGTAGCAGCCTTTGAAAGTGAAAAACAATTAGTTTTACACGGAGTTGCTGGCACAGGAAAAACATTTATCTCTTGCTATTTAGCATTTGACGATATGATAAAATCAGTACATAGTAAACTGATTATTATACGTAGTGCAGTACCTACAAGAGATATTGGGTTTCTTCCAGGTAACGAAAAAGAGAAAAGCGCTATTTATGAAGAACCTTACAAAGATATATGTGTCGAGTTGTTCCAGCGAGGAGATGCATACGAGATTCTAAAGACAAAAGGGTTGGTTAATTTTATGACCACTTCCTTTATTCGAGGAGTCACACTGAGAGATGCCGTGATTATAGTAGATGAGTGTCAGAACATGAGTTTTCATGAGCTAGACTCAATTATAACACGAGTCGGAGAGGAGTGTAGAATTATTTTCTGCGGGGACTTCCGACAATCGGATCTCAATAAAAATGGACTAAAAGACTTTATTCGCATTATCAAAGCAATGGATCAGTTTGATCTTATTGACTTTGAGATCAAAGACATTGTACGCAGTGGCTTTGTTAAAGACTATATCACCGCTAAAACAGACTTGGGTTTATGAAAGCAGTAATCAGCAACAGGATCTATCTAGAAGTAACGCAAGAGTACAAGGACTTTCTTAGTAAAGAACTGACTTATGCGATACCTACTTACAATCCAAATGACCCTCCTCAGGTTATAAAAACTATGGTTCGTATTCGCACGGATCTAGTGAGTATACCTGTGGGTCGTGTGGATTTGATCCCAGATGATTACGAAATAGTCGATAAGCGATTAATGATGCCAGAGAATTTCCCTGACTTTAAGTTCCCTTTGCGAGAAAGTCAGCAAGCTGTTTTCGACGAAATCGAAGACAATGCTATAATTAACGCATGGGTCAGTTGGGGAAAGACTTTTACAGGTTTAGCTATAGCTGGAAAACTTGGACAAAAAACTCTCATAGTTACTCACACTGTACCTCTGAGAAATCAGTGGGCAAAGGAAGTAGAGAAAGTCTATGGATTTAAGCCAAGCATTATTGGAAGTGGTAGTATGGATCTTTCTGGTCCTGTGGTTGTGGGGAATACTCAAACTCTTTACCGTAATATTGGGGCAGTACAAAAGAGCTTTGGTACAATCATCTTGGATGAAATGCACCATGTCTCGTCTCCGACGTTTTCTAAAATAATTGATAGTAATTATGCTAGATATAAGATAGGACTCTCAGGAACTATCGAAAGAAAAGACGGTAAACATGTAGTATTTAGAGATTACTTTGGAAGTAAGATCTTTAAACCCCCAAAGGAAAACTTCATGCCACCTACCGTCCATATATTGAACAGCGAAGTTCGATTTAT